AGCCCAGGCTTCTGCCAAAGCTTTAGCACAATACAACAAAGATTTGATAATTCTAAGAAGTAATTTTACTGAGTCTTCCGCAGGTGTTTTGGATATGGGAGGTTCTTTGGAAGAGCTTGGAGTTAAATTTAATGATTGGCTGAAGACACAAGAGCGTGGAAAGGGCTTATATGATAAGCAGAAAATAGCAATAGATGCCATTTTATCTGGATACGCTAAATGGGTAGACGTTGGAATGCTCTCCATTGATGTTGCCAAAAATAAAATAGAAGCGATCTTGGAAGAAAATAAGGTGCATGAAGATCAGATAAAGATTATTTTAGATAAGCTCATTCCCACTTATGACAAACTACAAAGAGCCAAAGAAGTTCCCACCTTTCCTTCTATGGATTATGATACCTTTGAGAGAGAGTACAGAGAATTTATAAGAGGCATGAACGAGGCTGACAAGTATCGGACTTTTATTGCTTTATCTTCAGCAGATAAGCGAATAAGGGGCTTAGCCACCAAGATTAAAAAGCAGATCAAGGATGAGAAGAAAGCAGCTGAAATGATAGGCATTGCCACCGGCTTAGAAAGAGCCAAGGAGTTGGCAAAGCAAGTTGAATTGATTAGCAAACAAAAATTGAATGCAAAGGATTTGACAGACGCTAAGCTCGAAGCCCTTGGAAAATACTTGACAACGTTGGAGGAGAAGCACAAGGAAGAAATCGATAAAGAGGCGAAAAAATTCAAGAAGCGTTCGGATGCCATTAAGAAGGAAGAGAACAATCTAATAGTGTTGGCAAAAGACAAGGAAGGTAAAATATTTGATATCAAAAGGACATTTGCGGTCAAGACGAAAAACCTTGAAAGGGAGAAGTTAGAGGATTTACTCAAGATGCTCAGGAGGCATGAAGGAGAGCTTATAGGCATCGAGGACGAGATTGCGAACATTAAAACCGCGCCGGTAAAGGGAAAGACTGCCCGGGATTTACAACTGGCTTCGGACAGGAAATATTATCAAATCATGTCTCGTCTTCGAAAAGACGAGCAGGAGAAGATAAAGGAAGCACATAAAAAGAATCTTGCGGACGCTGATCAATGGTATGAGACTGCCATAAAGCAGTATGGAGTTTATTCAAAAGAACACAAGGGACTCACCGATAGACACAACGATATGAGAATGGCGGCAGATGATAAGTTTTATGCAGATATGCAATTGGCGAACAGAAAGGCCGCTGAGGAAAGATTAAAAATAATAAGAGACAACAGCTTGCAGGAGATTGAAGAAAAGAAAGTCCTTGCGGAGAACGACAAGGACACTTTGGCAGCGCTTAAAATTGAAGAGAAACAGGTTCACGCTGATTTTAATGAGGAGATGAGAAAGATCTATCAAGTGATGTATGATAATTTAAAGAAAATGTTGGGGGAGAATCATACCTCCACGTTGAAAGCAGAAAGTGAGCTTGCAGCAGCATTGATAAAATTGTGGAGATCTTTGTTTGATATTAAAGAAGACGAACAGAAGAAAGAACAAGAACGATATAAAGCCATGATCGCGTCGGCGGTGAAGTTTTCAGAGCATTGGATCCAATTACATGTGGCAATGGAGAAACAAGGCTTACTGACAGCTACACAATTAATAAACGCCTGGAAGGCTTATTGGACGCATTGGGTTGAGAAAGACAAGGAAGCTTGGAAAGCGGGTGAGAAGACTCTTGAGGAATACTCAGTAAGATTGAAGGGAGCCTTGGATGCCAACGCGATAACTCTGGAGGAATTTGAAGAAGCGATCGCCAAGGCGACCGGGGGTTGGGCGGCCTTTAAGTATGGATTAGACCAAGCTAAGAAATCCGCTGATGATTGGGGAGACACGGTTGTTAAGATCGGGGAGGAAATCGAGGATAAAATAGCCAACGAAGCAACCGGTGCTCTCGCCGATTGGATCGACGGCACGAAGAAAGGATCGGAGGCGTTTGAATCCTTTGCAAAGAACGTGCTTAGGTGGTTGGCTGAGATAATCATTAAGCAACAACTGTTGAATGCCGTATCTGGTTTTGGTGGCTTGTTCAGTGGAGGAGGCACAGGTGGTGCCGAAAGAGGTTTAGGATGGGCGTCTGGATACCGTGAAGGTGGAATTGTTGGCTCTGAAGGAACTCCTGTAAGAATCACCAACCCCAATATCTTTGCTAACGCCCAGAGCTTTGCAGGCGGCGGAATGGTAGGCGGTGGTGGAGAGGTTCCGATTGTTGCCCATGCGGGAGAGGGAGTGTTCACCTCGGAGCAGATGAAAGCAATGGGAAGTCCCACTATAAATATAATCAACCAGTCTGGGGTCCCTCTTTCGGGGGAGATTGAAAGTCCCAAGTTCGACGCTGGTCAGATAATTATAGATGTTGTTTTGGATGCGGCCACCAGAAATAAAGGGAACTTCCGATATGGCTTGAAAGGAGCATTAGGCTAATGGCTGATTTTCCATCAATAAGAACTTCAGATTGGACTCTTTTCAAAGAGGTTAGAAAGAGGGCTCAAGTGAAGTCTCCGTTTGAGTCTGGGGCTGTTCAATCAAGGCCAAAGCACACAAGTTCTCGTTGGGCTTTTGAGATCGGTTGGAATTGGATTACTGATGATGATTATGCACTCCTTGTTACGCACTTTGATGAAAACCAGGGGGGTGCTTTCAATTGGACTCATATATTAACCGGAGCCACTCATTCTGTTAGATACGTTGAGGATGCTCTTCCAGAAGCTGTTCCGATTGGTACGGACTATTTTAGTTTAAAGGGTTTGCGTTTAGAGGAGGCGTAATGACATTATCGGCGGCCGCTTATATTGAAAAGAACAAACTACATTCTGCAAATGTTTGGCTCGTTCTTCTCAAGCTCACCTTGCCAAATTTAACAGTTCTTCGGTTGGTAGCTAATACGGAACAGGTTATATGGCCTGTTATTCCGGGAACCTCCATTTATATTGCGTTTCCGTTTGAGTTAGATGAGATTTCAGACGGTTCAGCGGGGGAAGTTCCTCAATTTACTATAAGGGTTTCAAATACCACAAGAATTATGGAATCTTACATGGACGACCAGGATGGAATGGTAGACACGGAAGTTAAGATTTATGTGGTTAACTCTGTGAACGTCACCACACCGTCATTGGGTGCCGGCGTTGATAATCAAAATCCAGAGGTCGAACTTGATTTTATGGTTGTTGGTTCCTCTGCTAATAATATGTGGGCGTCATTCACACTTGGAGCTTCCAATCCTTTCAGAAAAAGATTTCCACGAAATAAAGTTCAAAGAGACTTATGCAAGCATATATTCAAAGGAACAAGATGCCAGTATACGGGAGGGCAAACCATTTGTGATCGAACCCTATACACTTGTAGAAATACAATGGTTAACTCAGTTCATTTTGGTGGAGCACCGGGAGTCAGCTCGAAAGGAATTTATGTTTAGAGATTTGATTGGGCAGCCGTTTGAGTACGGGAAGATGGATTGTTGGATACTTGCACGAAAGACTTTTGAGAAGTTTGGGGTAATAATACCTGAACATAATGTAGCTTACTCGGCTATTGAAAAGGCCTGTTTTGATTCAAAGGTGGCCGCAAAGGAAATATGGAAACGGAGAACCGATTGGGAAAGAATAGACGAACCAGAGGCACCTTGTATTGTTGCTTTATCTTTCGAAACTCCAGATTATTTTGATCATATTGGTGTGTATATTGGAGGGGATAAGTTTATTCATGCGACCAGAAGAATCGGTGCTGTGGTGATTGAAACTCTCTCCCATCCTTTGTATGTGAATAGACAAAAGAGGTTTTATCGTTATGTCAGTGATGCTGACCGTAATAAAAGACCCGTTTAGTCCTTACGATTCACAAGTGGTTGACCACGTTGAATGGAAAGGAAAGACGGTCGAAGCGTACATAGAGGAAATATATGGGACTGGTATATTTCCTGAGTTCGAAGTCGTTGCCAATATCAATGGTTTGTTTGTTGAATTGGACAAACAAAATTCAATGATTCCCATAGACGGAAGTAATTTGGTGCTTTGTCTTGCCCCCGCTGGCGACAATCCTATGATTAGAATGGTTGCTATGATTATAATTATGGTTGTTGCTACTTACCTTACAGGTCCAGGTGGTGCTCTCGCCTCTCAATATGCATGGGTCAATGCGGCTACGGTAGCCATAATAACTACTGCCGGTGGATTAATTATGAATGCCATTTGGCCAATAGAAGCTGACATGCCAGATTCGTCGGACTCATCAACTTCGTATGGTTGGGGATTGACCAATACTGAAATAGAAGGTAACGCTTGGCCGGTTATATATGGGAAAACAAAAGTGGTTCCATACTTGATAGGCAAGTATGTGACCAATGTTGATGATAAACAGTATTTGAATCAACTTTTTGCCCTCGCGGATAATGAAGTTAATGTAATAGATGAAATAAAAATCAATAAAAATGATCTTGCGGATTATACGGATGTACAGACGGTAAAGAGGGATGGAACGGTCGGTCAAACCGTGATTCCCGCCTTTAATAGCACCCACACAATAGTCACTGATGCAAGAAAGTTTGTAATATCCTACCAAACGATTGATTACGGTGCCACACAGCGCTATACAGATAATCTATTGTTGCCCGCTGTATTGAATTGGATGGAGGCGACTGTTCCTGGAACAGTCAATGATCAAATTGGGTTTGGCATTGTTCTTCCAAGAGGTCTTACTCGCTATGACACTGAATCTGGTTTGGTGGCCTCAACTGTATGGATTTATGCGCAATATAGAGCGGTGGGAGCTTCCACTTGGATAAATTGGTTAGGAGATGGAACTCATTATGTGGCTCCTGGTGGGCACGGTGAATACCTTGTAAGTGATTATACCGGGACGAAGATTTATAGAGACACAACCAGTGCTATTAGAAAGTCTTGGACAAAAAATGTTTCTAAATCCGCAATCGGTCCCGATGAGTACGAAATTCGAGTGGCTGTTGTTATGCCGTATTTTTCATTGGCAAGACAAAGGATACTCGTAGGCTACGATGAATCTGATGACAGGCAAGTGCCTGTTTACGAATTTTTTAATTATCCATATGCTTATAAAGGAAAAAGAAGAGACATTACAAACGATACTTATTTAGATTACACGGAAGGAATTGTCGAAGATGATTTTGAGTACCCCGGAACTGCGTTACTTGCAGTAACGTCTCTTGCCTCTGAGCAATTGTCTGGGTCTTTGCCGACCGTCTCTTGCGTTGTAACCAGAAGTTACGTTTCTGTTTATACAGGCTCTTCATGGGCAAATAAACCGTCAAACAATCCCGCTTGGGCATGTTATGACATGTTGGTAAACAATGATTATGGGGGAGGAGTTCCTTATGGCAGAATGAATTACTCTGAGTTTGCTGCTTGGGCTGCATTTTGTGAAATAAACAGCTATGAATGTAATATTGTTATGGACGTTACGTTGTCTTTTCCAGATGCGTTATCAAGGATCAGCTCCCTTGGTAGAGGAAGAATTGTGCAACGTGGCACGAATTTTGGTGTGATCATTGATCAGGAAGACACGCCTGTGCAATTGTTTGGGGTTGGAAATATAATAGAAGGCTCCATGGAGCATGCGTACATTGGGAAAGTAGATAGAGTGAATGCTATTGCTGTCTCCTATTTTGATGAAAATCATGATTATGACGAAAAGAAATTTGAACTTAGGTCGAGCAATTATGATACGGACTCTGAGGTGGATATAAATAAAGTTGATTTGACTCTCTATGGGTGTGTTTCTAAGGCTCAAGCCCTCAAGCAAGCTAAATATTTATTGAATTGCAATCAGTATCTTGTGGATCTTGTTAAGTTTGAAGTGAGCGTAGACGCTTTGGCTGCAACCACAGGGCAAGTTATTTATGTGTCTCATGATGTTCCTCAATGGGGATACTCTGGTCATGTTTTAGCTGGCAGCACATCTTCCACCTTGAAATTAGATCGTGAAGTCACGATGTTATATGGAGTAACTTATCATGTGATGGTTCGTCATTTTGCTGATGACAGAATCGAAGAGGTGGCAATAGACCCGGTAACCATCGGAAATTCTCCATATACAACAGACGAATTAGAAATCGTAGGCACTTGGTCAAGTGAAACGCCATCAGCCGAGGATGTTTATGCTTTTGGTGAAATAAATAAGGTATCCAAAGAGTTTAGAATCACAAGTATTACACGATCCCAGGAAATGCGAAGGATGATAACGGCTTTGGAGTATCGGTCTGAGGTTTACAGTGATTCAGTCTCGATCCCTGATTATGGGGATGAAAGTGCTCTTGAGCCTTACGTTGATGATTTACGGGCAGAGGAGGTTTATCGATACGAGAATGGTGTTGGAATAGGATATGTAACGTTATCATGGAGAGGGTTTGGATTTCATAATTTATTTATGAAGGAAGAATCAGAGGACGTATGGAGAAAATTAGCCGCCCTTGCCGGCAAGAACTCTTATGAGGTGACTACAGGACTTGTGGCGGGGAAAACCTATTATTTTGCTGTCTCCAGCACGGACAATCCCGGAGATGGGGAGTTGGTTGTGCTTACCTTTAATGGTTGGTCGATTCCTCAAATTATTTGGCCGGTCACTGGGTTGGAAATAATAGGAAATAGAAATAGTTCCATTTGGCAAAACAGAGACTTGAAGTTAAGATGGAACTTGTCAACGAGTATGAACGTCCCTGCCGGTGAGGAAATCCTTGGCGCCGGCACATATCCACCGATGACTCAATTTGGTGGATATAGAATACAAATATTGAATACTGATGGAACCATTCGTAGAGAAGTCTATCAAATTGATAATACATTTATTTACTCGTATGAGATGAATGATGAGGACGGCACTCCCAATCCAAACATCCTTGTTAAAGTCTGGGCACAGGATATATATGGACAGTTATCGGATGAACCAGCAACCATGTCTACATCGAACCCGGCACCAGCAGCAGTAAGTGGATTAACAGCGACCCCTTGGATGGGAGGAATTCAGTTTGAATGGATTCATAATACAGAAATAGACTTTGCTAAGTATTCCTATAGATTACAAGTGGCGGATGATGAATGGTCTGACTGGACGGATCTGTGGAACAACAATATCCAAAGAATGCTGACGGAGGCAGAGAAAGAAGCTCACGGAGCAGATCCCATAATATATATTGAAATCAAAGCGTATGATACTTTCGGGAGCGCATCGATTGTCCAGGATATAAGTGCCGCGGTGGGCAGTTTGAACATCCAACACGCGGACATGGATGATTTTGCAATAAAAGCCTCAAACATCTTCACCAAGATTCCTATTATAGATGGAGACACTTGGACGGATGACACACCTGATACGAACTCTGTGACTTGGAATGCCCACACTTTGTATTACAACGGTGTTGCGTATCCAATAGCTGGAGACAATACTGACAAGAAATACATCTATTGGATTAATGGCGCTTCCTCTTATAGTTCGTCTGACACTCATCCTGGTGATGGAGTTCCACTTGAGAAGGATGAT